ATATCCTGCCACATTTTAACCCGCCCGAAAGTATCATGGACACCCTGGGCAGTGATCTGACGCTGGGCCTCCAACAGCAGAGCTTTTCCGGCTTCAAACAGCGCCGTATGCTTTGCTTCCGGAACTAGATTCAGGAGCTTTTGCCATGACTTTGCGCTCCAAAAATCATTCCAGCGGGACTGATCCAAACCGCCCATTACACATCCGCCCTTCTGCTGATCTCGTACTCGTTTTTGTACTCGTCCAGCTCGTGTGCCACCTGCACCTCGTAGCTTTTCATCCCGCAGCGCACCAGGGAGCCAAGCGTCAGCGTGATCTCCTTGGGCACCACCAGCACCAGCGTCTCGGTTGTGATCGCCATCGGTTCCCGCTGATCATGACCCAGATACTTCTCCGTCAGGATGCCCGGAAACAGATATCCCGGGTTGTCCTGATTGTCCACATCCTTCCGGCAGGTCACCGTGTCGCACAGCGCGGCCTGGACAGTACTGTGCAGGCCGTCCCCGGCCGGCACAATGGAGGTCAGAAAACAAAACCTCCCATTCCAGCGGATTGCGCGGAACAATGACAGCTTGGGATTGGCCCACATGGTGAAGGTGACGCCCCTCGCGCCGATGCCCACGGAGGAAAACAGGTTGCTTTTGGTGTCCGGTTCCGCCGCCGCCCATGCCGTATAAAGCGGTTCCCATGTATAGGCGTTCTCAATTTCATCATGGGACAGCTGCAGCACCTGCGCCCGCTGATTCATCGCGCCCACACTTGCCATCGGTCAGGAACTCCCTTCTGTTCCCGCACTGGTGTCCGATTCGGACACCAGTGCGGACATCTTCAGTTGATTCATCAGGCGGCGAAAGCCGGGCGGCTCCTTGATCCGGTCGTCATCCTCACTCTCGTCGCCGGTGCGGCGCATCGGATCATACCATTGCAGCACCAGGGAGTTCACCGCCAGGTCATAGCGGTTTTGGTTTGCCGTCACCCGAGTCACACCGGCGTCAGTCATATACTCCACCGCCGCGTCGTACAGCGTTGAAATCGTCGCCGTGACCGCCGTATTATCCGCGAATTCCTCCAGGTGGCAGTACCGCAGCAGCGCCGTCAGCCGCTCCGAATTATCCGTCAACCCGGCCATGGCTTAGCCCTGCACGGGGACGGTCGCCACACAGATCCCGTCCTGCACGATCAAGTTTCCACCCACCATGACGTCGCCCAAAATAGTTTTCAGGCGCTGAGCGGCTTTATAGCTTTCGTCCACGCGAATGGAGTAGGGCCCGAACAGACCCAGCTCAAAGTTAAAGGGATCACCGTACAGCATGGTCTGGACGGCACTGGCACCCTGGGCCGCACCCGTCAGCTTGGTCAGGGCGCTGCCGATGGTATAGGGGATGATGTAGCCGCCGTCAGAAATCATTCCGGTGTTGGCATTGCCCGCGTCGGGGGTGATTTTAAACAGCCGCTTGTGCTCATTGGTGCCCTTAAATTCCCCGATCGTCTTGAGATCCGCCTTATTGAGGTAGAGCCTGGCGTTGCCTCCGGTTTCCTCATCGCCGCCGTACCCGAAGTACATTTCCATCAGCACGTCCTCATTAAAGGTGGTGACGTTGATGGTCTTGTAGATCACGTTGCCGTCTTTATCCTTCGCCGTTTTGATACCGAAGAAGTCCGGCGTGGCCTGGCCGTCTCCGTTATAGATCAGAGTCGCCAGCTTGCGACGCAGCGCCCGCATTACCATCTGGCGGATTTTTGCCTCATAGGCTACCGGCGACAGGTTAGCCAGATTGCGGTCCAGATAGGTGGTCACAGTGGTCTCATAGGGCTTGATCTTTGCGATGCCAAACGTGGCGTCACTATCGGTTCGATCCTGCCCGGCCGTTTCACTCACCTTGCCGCCTGCTGCCTGCAGTTCCGTTTTTACAAACGGCTCACTGTAACTTTCCAGACCAGTCAAATCCGTCACCATCACCTGGTCCACGATGGAACTGATGGGATTGTTGCCACCCCGGACTTCCGTGCCTGCGCCGGTGGGAGACAGAATATTTCCGGATGCCAAAGTGGTGGCATTCTGCACCCGGGGCGTACCAACCAGGCGAAGCCCCAGGCTGTCCGCAACCTCGCGGGCGGTAAACTGCACTGGCCCGTGGTTTTGAAGAGCCTCCACTCGAGCCTGCGCGGCGTCGTCCAGGCCTTCCATGCTGGCAGTAGCGGTGGGCGCGGAATACCGATCATCCTCGTCAACCCGGGCCTGCAGGTTGTCGATCTGGGCGTTCAATGCCTTGGCATCCGCCAGATTTTTGTCACCGCCCGCCATGTCATTAGCCGCATAAGCGGCTTCCGAGGCGCGGAGCAGGTCGGCACGATTGTGCATCAGGTCGTTCAGCTGTACTCTCAGTTTCATGTTAAAAACCTCCATATCTTGCTTTTTCAATGGCCAGCCGGTCCATAGCCGCCTGCACCGTATTTTTAGCGGGCTCCGCGCCCGCGGGATCACTGGGTAGTCCGGGCGGATCTGCGCCCGGCTGCGGCTCCGAACTAGCCTGAGGAACGCCCTCCGGGTGTGTCGCCAGATACTGGGCCCGTAGTTTTTGAATATCCGGTAGGCCGCCGGCAGCTGCTACGATCCGGTTGAGATCAATTCCTTCGCCGTTATCGCCGATGATGTGATCTGCCAGCCCGGCCGCAATGGCATCCTGCGCCGGCATCCAGGTGGTGGCCGTCATCTTTTCGCGGATCTCATCCCGGGTCAACTTCCCGCTGCTGCGCAGCAGGTAGGCGTTGACGCAGGACTCTGTGATGGAGTCCAGCACCGCAATACTGTCAAAATGGTCGTACCGGTCGCCCTCCGTCATTGTGGACGGCAGGTGAATCATGACCTGAGCCACCGGAGAGAGATTGATCTCGTCAGCCCCCAGCATCAGAATGGAGGTCGCGGACCCAGACAGGGACTGGACCTCTGCCACGGTATGGCACTTTGCTGCCGTCAGAATGGAGTACATTTCAAATCCCGCCCAAACGGAGCCGCCGCCGCTGTTAATCTCCATCGTCAGCTCCTCCTCGGTCTCCGTGGCCTGCTTAACCGCTGTTCGGAGATCCTTGGGGCAAAAAACTGTAAAACCAAACAACCGGTAGATCCAAGCGTCGTCATCCGAGACAACATAGCCGTTTAAAGTCATACGCATCTCTATTTACCTCCTTTTTTAGTGCCACCCCTGCAGAACTCACGAAAATCATCCAGCGGGACAAAGTTCCGGCTGGCCAGCCGGACATCCCCGCCTGGGACCTTGGGTCTATCCTCAAGATCCAGGATGTCGTTTACCGAGTAATAGCCAATCTCCCGGCCCTTTTGGTACGACTGGATTCTGCTGGCCGTGTCGCCCCGCAGCTCCGCCATCATGTTGATGCGGATTTCGTAGTTTTTAGCTCGTTCCGATGCAAAGAGCAGTTTGTAGGTCATTTCCTGCTCGTACTGCGTCACAATCGGATGCAGCGTCCCCACTACATACTCAATGGCGTTCTGTTCGTTGGAGTTGTAGCTCTGCTTCCCGGACTGCAGCTTGTAGAGTGGGACCTTAAAAAACCGGGCGATGTCCTGCACTGTAATGTCCTTGTTTTCCACAAACTGAGCGTCCCGGTTGTTAATCCCGATGGACTGGTATTTTAATCCCAAATCCAGTACCGCCACCCGGAAAGCCTTATCTGGTCCGGAATGCACCTTTTCCCAGTCTCGCCGGATAGCCTCCCGCTTGGTGATGGTCTCAACTACATTGCCATCCTTGTCCACAATCTCTTTTTTGCCGCCAATATCCTGATCTGTGGTCAGAACGCCGGCCGGACTCCCGCCGTTGACATAGGCGCTGCGCTCATAGGTCTGGGCAGCCAGCCCGGTCTCGATGGTCTCCCTGGCATAGCGCAGTACGGAGATCCCTTTAAGCCCGTGCCGGGAATAGGCCTTGTAGTGAGAGATGTCCTCCGGCGGGAGCCGGAACATTTCTCCGGTCAGCGGATTAGTCACGATGTAAAAGTAGTGTCCGGAGCGGTCCAGATAGGGCGAGCACAGATCGTCGGAGAGGGGAATCAGCTCCACTGGCTCCGCCGTCCGTGGGTTTCGCCGAATCCAGTCGTAGCTGTTGCCGCCTAAATTGCGGCTGGCCTCCAGCACGTTCATCCGGATGGAGGGCGTCATGGCCTCGTTGGGCCGCACCATGAGAAGGTCCATAATTGGAAACTTTCCGTGGTCCGGACGCTCCTTGGTCACGCTGTCCATAATGTAAATAGGCAACTTGGACATGGAGTCGGCAAGGATCGTGACACAGGCATATACAGCGGAGAGTTTCATGGCGTTACTCTCGATCCCGCCCGATAGCTGCACACCGTTTCCCGGCAGCGTGATGATTCCAGGGCTGCTGGCCGTGATGACGTTTTGAACCCGGCGCAGGGAGCGGTAGGAGATCATGTATCCTCACCTCCAGAAAAATCCGCCAGGACGGAGGCCGCCAGCAGAAAGGTGCCAAAGGTCACGATCCCACCCGGAACACTCCACAGCCCAACGCCCAGGGCCACCACCGCTGCGCCAGTCCAAAACAGAACGTCCACTACTTTGATTTTGTTTTTCACATGCTCCTCCTTACATCTCAAAAGTCCCATCGTCAATTTGCTCTGAGATGGACTTGGGATGGTTTCTCGCAATCATCCACACCGCCACCACGATGATCATGCCAACGGCCGCATCGATTCGCCCGGTGGACTTGTTTTTCAGCGGTTTGATATTGCCGTTTCCGTCCACGTAGTTCCGCACGTTGCCGAAGCACCGACGGGCGCAGGTGTTGTGGACGTGCAGCATCTCATGCTTGATCATCCCGGTCTCGATCTCCTTCATGGCAGGGGACATATTCTTCAGGTCCTGCGGGATCTCAATCACGTCCACAATCGGAGCCAGCCGCTGGGTGATGGTCCGGGACAGATAGGGGTCGAATCCAACCGCCTTTAGGTTGTAATCCTGTTTTGCCTGGGCGATGGTCGCCTCCACGTCCGCGTAGTCGATCACATCCCCCTCGCATAGATTCAGGAATCCGGCCCGCGCCCAATCCCGATATGGCGCATGATCCCGTTTTTCCGCCGCCTCCACGTTGCTGTTTGGCCGCCAGATATGGAACAGAAAAACGCCAGTATCCAGCCCGGCCTGAGTAGGAAAGAACAGCACAAAGGCCGTCAGGTCCCGGGAGGAGGAGAGGTCCACGCCGCCGTAGCAGAGTTTTCCTTTCAGCTGCTCCAGCCAAGCCTCCCGCTCCGCCTTGGCGGACGGCCCCCACTGGGTCTTGTCCCAGAGCGTTAGCGGCAGCCAGCCCACGGCCTTGACGGAGATCCATTGATTCAGCCGCAGCCAGCGGAATAGCTTTTCGTCTGCCTCGCTTTTTTTGGCGGCCATGGCCTCAAGCCGCAGCGTCCGGATTTTCAGATGATGCCCCAGGGACGGATTGCACAGATACCACAGCCGCTCGTCCCAGATGTTGATCTTGGCCAGATCCTCCGGGTCGTCTCCGAACATGGCGGTCAGGCCGTACAGCACCGGCAGCCAGTTGGGGAAATCCAGCGCCAGAAGATCCGCCTCCATTGCCGGCAGGTCCTCCTCCTCCGCATGGCGGAGAAACAGCACGGTGCGCGGATCTCCGCCTTCGGCCAGGATCTTGCGCAGCTGCCGGGCATCCCGGATATTTGTGGCCCTTTCATGGATCTCCCAGCCGATGGAGCCGCGGTCCGGGTCATCGCCGGCCGTGGTCAGCACGATGTACACCGGCTGCTTCCGGCCGGAGCCGGAGCCGAAGGTCATAACGTCCCACAGATCCCGGTTCGGTTGGGCGTGGAGCTCGTCGAAGATCACACAGCTGGGCTTGTATCCGTGCTTGGAGTATGCCTCGCTGGACAGCACCTTCATGGTGCCGACGACCACCCATTTAAAACCGCCGTTTCCGGTGCAGATGCGCTGCCGGTATTCAATTCTTTTCTGGGACTCCACAATGTTCAGCTCACCCCGGGCGATCATCTTTGCCGTCCAGGGGGCCGACGTCAGCATGAACAGCGCCGCACTGAATACGATTCCCGCGTTTTCTTTATCCGCCGCGCAGATATAGACCTCCGCGTTCAGCTCGCCGTCGGCAAACAGGTGGTAAATGCCCAGAGCCGCCGCAAGCTCGCTCTTTCCGTTTTTCTTCGGGATCTCCAGATAGAGATACCAGTATTTCCGCAGCTGCCCCCCGGTGTCTTCGTCAGCATCCATGGTGGAATAAAACTCCATGAGCGGCCCGCGCTCCCAGTCATAGAGCTCAAACGGCTTTCCGTCGTTGGTAGTGGGCAGCCGCTCAATGAAATCACAGACGAACTGTCCGGCTGCCTTGTCATAGCACTCGTGGTTTAATTCCGGCATGGGTTACTCCCCGCCCAGTGCGGCCGCCTGCCGCCTCCGGAGCCGCGCGGTGAACTCGTCTTCGCCTTCGGGAGCCGGAACGGCCGCGGTAGTCAGTGCCTTGGGCAGCACCAGCCGGCAGCGGGAGGTAATCGAGAGGCCCATGGCCTCGGCACACTGGCGGCACTGCTTAAAATAGGAGGCCTGGATGCCGCTCCAGCTTTTGGCCAGCTCCTCATCCTTGGCCCGGATGCCCGCTGCCGCCAGTTTATCCGCCTTGGCCCACCGCTCCCTGGTTACCAGGTACTGGCCCAGCACATCCCGGTCCAACTCCGTATACAAAAAGGAACGCAGCAGCAGCTCGCCCAACTCCTGAAACTCCCCATGGAATTTCTTTTGAAGCCAGCGAGGCGGAAGTGCCTTCTCGGGCTGCTCCACCTTCACCTCGGCATCCAGCCTGGCGTCAGTCTCCTCCTGCGTCAGGTGCTTTTTTCCCTTTTCCACCACCACGCTGGTGGGCTGTCTCTTCCCGGCCACTGCTCAACACCTCCTCCGGCAAAAATAAGGGGCCGTCACAGGCCGGGCACCTCCGGCCATCCATACACTGGCTCCGAGTCCGGACGGTAAACCCGCAGTCCCGGCAGCGATAGACTATCATGCTCATTCTCACAATCTCCTCTGTCCGGCGCAGCACCCGGCCCTCGCGGCATGGGGCGAGGGTCGGGTATCTGAAAAGGAGGATCACCAGCCTTACCCAAGGGCCGGGTGCCGCGCCGGCGGTATGTGGTGCGAAGCTGCGGGGATAAACCGCCATGACCTTCTGGCCGCTTCGCGTATCTGCGGGCGCATCGCCCGGACTTTGCTTGCGCAAGGCCCGGACTGGTTGAGAAAAAGAAGGATTGCCGGCCGTCAAAGGCCGGGCGACACGCCCGCCGTGTCTGCTCTGTTCTGGTGTCCGACTTGGACACCGCTGCGCCTGTCGGTAGCTCCTGGCCGCACCTCGCGCTCTGATCCAGTCGCCCCGGGCCTCCAAATTTTTCACCGTGGGGAGAATTTTTCGTTCCTACCCTTGCCCGCGGTATTCCGTCACCGGGCCGAAACTTTCCTGACCCGGGGGAGGGGTGCGAGGAATCGCTCCCGTGCGCACCCGGCCTGCCCGTGCACCCAAGCGTTCCGCCTCATCAACGGCGGCTGCCGTGAAAATTCCGCTGCTTTTCTGCAAGAATTTCGCTCAAAGTCTTGCGGCTGTGACAGGATTTGCACAGACTCTGGTGGTTCGTGGGATCTACGAACAACTGCCAATCGCCTTTGAACGGCTTGAGGTGGTCCACCTCGGTGGCTCGCATTCTGATCCCGCGCTTTCCGCACTCTCGGCAGAACGGCTCGCGGAGCAGCTGGGCTGGCCGCAGATCGTTCTTCCAGATCGGCAGGAGATACCATGCATGCCACGCCTCGCTCTCGGCACCGCGCTGCCGCTTTGGCTTATGCTCCGGGCACCAGCCGTCCTTAGTCAGCTCTCCGCATCCGGGATGCTTGCACGGTCGCAATGGACTTGATGGCATTTGTGCTCCTTCCTGCCTGCGATTCCGGCGCTTTACCGTCCTGCAGGCAAAACAAAAGAGCCCAAGCCAACGTCCCCGCTCTCGCGGTTCAGTGGCTCAGGCTCAAAGGCTCAGGCTCAGCAATATTCAAAAGGCCGTCCCATCCACACAGTTTGCAGTGGATCGGGAGATTTTTCGCTCGGGTTGTGGCTGTGATCGGGATCAATTTCTTTTTTCCGCAAGCCGGGCATGTAATCCACCCTGCTCTTGCTACGATTGTAACACTTTCCGGAACTTTTTGCAATGCGTTTCACCGTCCTTTTTCGCTTTTCTCAAAAGATATACATGGTTCCAAGATTGATAAAGACGTAGCCGTGTTAAATTCGGTCGGTCTTACGCTGCGGACGTGGCCGGTGATACTCCTTCGGCAAATCCGTGGGTGGTTCTGGCAACAGATACTTCAAATAAGTAAACTCTCCATACGGATTCTGCCTGGTTTCACTCAAAAGAATCAACGCGCCTGGCGGAGGAGTCAGCGTAAAATTCTCCGGAACCCACCCCTTATCAGGAGTTGGCCGTTTAAGCCCTTTACAAGGTGTCCACGTTCGCTCTCCCAGTCGCCATTTTCCTCCGTCCCGCGGTTCCTTCGTCAAATACTGAGCCAGTTTTGTATAGCCTATTGCACCGATGGCATTGATCTTAACTGAACCATACGTCCATAGCTGGCGAAGCTGCTGCAGATCGTTTCCTGTGGCGTTAATCACAATATGGTGATGAATGCGTTTAAGTCCGTGGTTGCCTTCTGTCACGTACACATAGAGCAGAGCCTCTCCGGTCAGTCCGCAACGCAATTCCCGCAGCTGGCGGATAAACTTGCGCAGAATCTTTACTGCGTCAGCCCGACTGCCGGGTAAATTGTCATTGTCATAGGTAAGAGTCACATGCATATCCGAATAGGAAAAGTTAGCGGCCAGCACTATCTCTAATTTTTGCCATGAGCACCGCAGGTTCATCTTTTCTCTGGCCGAATTGCTGATGTTGATTTTCGCGCTGCGCTCCGCCTCTGTATCCCTGTCTCGGCTGACGGTGTAAATCACGCCAGTTACCAGCCGTCCCGCTGTTCGGATGCTTTTTCGTTTTGCCACAGTTTCCCTCCTGAACGACGCGAAGCGGAGCCGCAGCCCCGCCAACGTCTTTTAATTTTTCCTGCTCAATGCTTTGTTCCGGCACCACGCCCGCTGGAACCGGCCAGAGGCGCTTTCCTTTGCTGTTTGAATCGTAGATGATGTAGAATTCTCCGCTTCATTGCGGCGGGTTTCTTTTTGTGGTTTTGATCCTATTCAGAGGCCACCACGCGGCATGCTCTTTTCTAAGCCCGCTTTTCGGGGTATACTCATTCCGAGGTGATTAAAATGCGCGTTGAGTCGCTGGAAAAATGGGCCGAGGTGGCCGCCAAGCTTTCCGCCAAAGGATACAGCCTGTATATGACACAATATGGGGTTGACCGGCCAGAGGGCTTTCACGTCTGGTTCATGCAGCATGAGGCGCCCGGTGTGGAGATTGTTACGTACTCAGAGGCCGTGCGGGACGCGATTTACAACTATAAGATCGAGGCCTAGAACGGCAGCTCGCCGTCCTCCTCAGGGATCTCCGCGAAATCGGAGTGCCCGTCGGAGCCGGCCGGCGCGGTGTCCGAATCGGACACCTTTTTGCTGTCGCCGAAGTACACGCTGTCTGCGACCACTTCGGTGGTTCTGCGCTTGTTGCCGTCTTTGTCGGTCCAACTACGCACCTGCAGCCGCCCCTCCACCACGGCCATTCGGCCCTTGGCAAAATACTTATGTACGAACTCCCCGGTGGTGCGCCAGGCCACACAGTCGATGAAATCACACTCTTTTTCGCCGGCCTGGTTCTTGAAGTCCCGGTCGACGGCCAGGGCGAAGGACGTCACCGACGTGCCACCCTGCGTCTTTCTCAGTTCCGGGTCACGGGTCAGCCGGCCCATTACAATCACTCTATTTAGCATTACTAGGCCTCCTGTTCCGCGCAAAGCGGTACCGTTCTTTTTTATAGCTAGTCAGCAGGCTTTCTACCTGCAAAATGGCTTTACGCTTCTTGTTGCTCGCATCCTGCTGCGCCTGGTACTCTTTCCAATCCTTGCAGGTCTCCGGATCATGGCAGCCGGGGCGATGCAGCGGGCAGAGATAACACGGAGACGGTGGCCTAGCCATGCGGCACCCCCAGCAGTTCCTCCTTCGCCAGCGTTATCTCATACTCAGGAGCAAACGGGTCCTGCACTGTCTCGACCAGATCCTCCAGATTCTTGAGCTTATACAGCGCCCCGTACACCCGGGGTGGCAAGGCCGCAAGGTCCACACCATCGATGCCCCAGTGTCCGTCCGGTGTTTTCCAAGTAATTCTTTTCCCCATGGCAGCCGCTTCAATCCAGCGCGGACAAGACGTCCGAAACAATTGCATGGAGACTGTCCGCAGTTACGTTGACCCGCTTGGGATATCCGGAATCAAAGCGGATGATCACGATTTCATCCTGCACCCTGTCACCATCATCGAGCAGGTGATATTCCAGATTCACCACGCCGGGATGGCTGGCCGCAATACAGCGGCTCAGCTCCCGGGCAACAAAATTCTTTTTTGCTTCAAAAGTGTCATGGCTCATTTCTTTTTTGCCTCCTCTAGCGGTGTCCAGATTTCAAAGTTTCCGAAGTCCTCGCAGGTCAGATCGTTGTTGGGGTCGATAAACGGGTATTGATCATCCGCGCCGGCCACGCAGCGGGCCAGCTGATACTGATAGCCGCCCAGCCCGTTCTCATAAGCCAACATGCAGAGCTGGCCCTCGTCCGGCCATGTGCCCCGGGCCAGCGGCTGCCAGGCGGGGCACGGGGCTGGTGCCGGTCCGGCAGGTTCATCCGTCAGCCCATACAGGTAATCTGTACTGACGCCCAGAGCCAGAGCCAGAACAGGGAACTGATCCGATCCGGGCAGGCTCGCATTTTCCCAGGCACTGTACGTGTTGGGGTATCGGTCGATACTCTCCGCGAAGTCTTTCCGAGACAGGCCGGCGGCCGTCCGCAGGGCGGTCAATCGGCTGCAGAACGCATCACGCACGTGCTGCCAATTTGCCCGGGGATCGTCGAGCGCCGGATTGCGCTTGACGGGAGCAGCAGGGACAGGCGCGGACTCCGCCTTTTTGATATACTGGCAGGCCCCGGGGCAGGTATCCCGCTTCAGGCACGTCTCGCAGCACCCGGCGCAATTCCAACTGCCGCCCTTATAAAACAAGTCGTACATCCGATCGGCATTGGCGCATAGGCCCTTGGCATGAGAACACTTTTTACTGCCCACCATGCTGTAGATTGTGCTGAATCGTTTGATCAGAGGAGTGGTGACCGGCTGTCCCCGCTCGATGCTGTAATCCAGCAGGCGATACTGTGCATCAAGGGATAGCTTGCTGATCTCATAGGCAACGGACTCGCTCAGCCGGTCCGCCTTGAAATCGCGTTCAAAGCCAGGGACTTTCAAATTATTTTTGATCGCAGCCAGCCTTGCCAGATGCGTCCTGGACATCTCCAGCTGTTCCGCCACCCGGTCCCGGATCTTCCCGGGCAGCTGGGCACCTTCCCCTTTGCGCTTAACGTAGTACTGCGTCAGAAGCTCTGCCTCATGAGATCGCTCATAAGGCGTTTTGACCCGCTGGCGATTTGCTTCTATGAGCGCGATCCCTTCCTCGGCCTCCGTCATTTCTCGATCGATCACAAGGCAGGGAATCTGATCGTAATTCAGGCACTCGCCGGTATCGGAAACCCGGTGATTCATCTGGAAACAGGCACGGTATCTCCGATGCCCGGATATGATGCGGTACCCGCCGTCAATCTTACGGACCACGATTGGCTCCAGGAGTCCATTCACCTGGATGGAATTCATCAGCTCCGACAGGTCCGGCTCCACCTGATAAAAGTTGTTCTGATTCGGATGGATGCGATCAATGTCGATCATTTCAATCCGCTGTCCGGATGTGTCCGATTCGGACACCTGCGCACCGATCACGGCAGCAATATCGAACGCTTTTCTAGCCATCGACTTTTCCTCCGTTCTCCAGCGACACCAGCTCATCCACAAACCGCTTGTAGTCCCTCGCTGCAGAGCTGCCGGGGCTGAAATCCGCCAGCGGCTGCCTGGCGAAGGTGGATGCGCCCACCCGCTTGGAATACCGGATGATGCGCTTGTACACCGGCAGGCCGGACCCGTTCCGAAGGAAGGCCAGTGTGTCCTGCTCCTCCGGTGTTCGGGTGTATTGCGTCACCAGCAGGCCGCCCAGTTTAATCCGCTCGTTGATCCGCTGCATATTACGGATTTGTGCAGTGAGCCGCCCCATGCCCTCCGTGCTGAATGCGTCCAATCGGATCGGGATGATCACCTCGTCTGCAGCCATCAGCGCCGCCGTGCTGGCCGCGGAGAACGCCGGCGGGCAATCGATCAGGATGTAGTCATAGACGCGCTCTTGGGCGTTGTCCGCCTCGATGGCATCCCGGAGATCCGTGATGGCCTGGAGCTTGCACCGGCCGTCCTTGATGGCGTCCACATCGGCGTCCATCAGGGTCATGTCCGCGGGGATGATGTCAATGCTGGGGATGTCGGTAGCGGTCACAAAGTCGGGATAGTACCCGGCACCGTTCTCCAGCAGGTCCACCGTGGTGGTACCCTCTTCCGGCTTGACGCCGAAATACTGGGAGAGGTTGCCCTGGCTGTCCCCGTCGATCAGAAGCACCTTTTTGCCATAGCTGGCGGCCAGGATGTGGCCCACGTTGGCGGTGGTCACGGTCTTGCCCACGCCGCCCTTTAAATTCAAAACTGCAATCGTCTTCATGGTTTTGTCCTCTCTTTCATCCGCCGTTGCCGCGGCGATACTGGAACGGGAATGTCTCCCGATACTTGTGATAATTCGGTGCCGGGCCTGTATACTCCACCTCGTAGTACCTGCGCTGTGGGTGGATGTAGGTCACAACAGCCTTGGTCGGTTTTCCGTTGGCCCCATCAAGCACGGGGGTAACGATGATTTCGTCTCCGATTTTCACTGCTTGTCCTCCGGGAACGGGGCATCTTCCTCCTCCGGCAGCACCTGGAATCCGTCCCAGAAGCCGATTTGCTTCGGTTCCTGCTTGGGCTTCGGCGTGTCAACCTGCGGCTGAAAGCGGCTGAATGTCTGGGTGTCGCCGTCGAAGTAGAGCCGCATGGCAATG